TAACAGTGATAATTGTGTAAACAATGCTGGTTTAGTTGAGTACAAGACTTCTGCCAATAGACTAGAAAGAACTGGGGTTGTTATAGGAAACAATCAACATTTATACGTAAACAATCTATCTGGTGCAGCGTGTACATCAGTTCAAGTTTGGGGGTACGACGAATAATGTCTAGATTTGTATCAGTCGTTACTCCATCAGGCGTTGCTGCAGATGTTTCTGGAACAGGGTCTACTATTTTTTGTGGCGACATAAATAAAACTTTTAACGTACCTGGTGCTTTTAATCCAATTTTTGTTTGCTGTGATTGGACTACTCCAATATCAGGAGCAATAGAGATTGACGTAAATTTTTCTTGCTATGATCATTTACAGTTTAGAGGAACGTTTTCAAATTATGGCAGTAGCTGTTCTTGTATAATGATGATGGCATCTAATGCTTGTATTGATGCTGTATTTAAGCATACTGCAAGTGGTGGATTTTGTTACTGTGACGATACGAACCATTTTTCTGGTGTAAGACTTCATGGTTGTAATTGTCAAACTAATTCGGCTCGTAATTTTCCACATATGGATGGAGGGCCTAACGATTGTATGTTAGGATCTTTTGTAGGGGATTTCTTTCCTTATGCAGGGCATTCATGTTGTATTAATTGTGATAACAGAAAACACTCTCATATTGCGACCCAAATTACTCTTTATGGGGGAAACCTTAACCAAAATAGTTATTCTTTTAGGCAATGTATTTTTTCTACATGTTATTCAAGTGCTCTTTCTGTACAGTGTTATTGTGGAAGATGGCCTCCTGCAGCAAAAGCTTTTTCTTCTTTTAACGCTCCTGATTTTTGTAAAATTGTAATCAACGAGCAAATTTGTAGATGCCTTACACCAAGAATAAGGTCTAGTGATTCCACAAATAGATACACTCCAGAAGGCACATTTTTTGGCTTGTGGGGAAGATTACGACAAGATACTTCTATCCCAGGTCTGTCTTCTGTGTATAAAACAGAGTAAAAGGAATTTGCTATGTCAGAGATTAGATATGTTTTTAAAAACAATGTTCTTCGTAAAGCAAATCAAGGAGAGCTTGCTAAAATACTTTCGGATGAAAGTTTAAGTGGTGATGAAAGAGATCAATTATACTTGAATGCAAGTGGTCCAGATGAATTAGAAAAAGTAAGAGAAAGAAGAAATTTTTTATTACAAGAGTGTGATTGGACACAACTTGCAGATTCTTCATTAACAGATAACAAAAAAAATGAATGGGCTACATACAGGACTGCTTTAAGAAATTTACCAGCAAACCTTGTAGACTCTGAGGGTAAACCTACTATGTCAGTGTTTAACCCTAGTTGGCCCACAAAGCCCTCTTGACGATAAAGCTGTAAAAAAGTAATATTTTAACGACTATTCGGGTTATAATAATAATAAGAAAGAAAACTCGTGAAACAAATATTTATGATTGATGGAGGCGCAGGTCGAGCTATTGCGTCTATACCTGCTTTAATAAAATATGGAAAGAAAAACCCTGACTTTCAAATAATGGTACATGGGTGGGATTCTTTATATTGGGGCATACCTGAACTGCACGACAAAGTTTTTAACCCTGATCAAAAAGGATCATTTGAACAATTCTTTATGGATGCAGACAGCGTTTTATCACCAGAGCCATACAGAGTACCAGGTTATTATAAACAAGAAAAATCTTTAGCTGAAGCTTTTGATTATCTGATTAATAACACAGATGATCACTCTGACTTGACTGAGCCTGTGTTAGTAACAAGCAGGATGGAAGAGATAAACGCTGCGAAATTTTTACAAGAAGTAAAACAACAGCAACAAAAACAAAAAACTATTGTACTGCAACCTTTTGGAAGGTCTGCTCAAAGAATAGATGATACTGTTATAGTTGATGAATCTTCTAGATCTATTAATCCTGACACGTATCTCAAACTAATAAAAAAATTGTCTACAAAGTATAATTTGATTTTGTTTGCAGAAAAACAATTTCATATGCCTGAAGACACGTACACTGCAAAACCAGAAGCTGATTTGCGACAATGGATAGCTTTTATTGATGCAGCAGACTACTTCATAGGCTGTGACTCTGTAGGGCAACACATGGCTAAAGCTTTAAACAAACCTGGTACTGTTTTTATTGGGTCTACTTTTCCAAAAAATACTAGCTACCCAAACTATTTTAATATTATTGAAAGGCAAGTTCCAAAAAAATATTCACCTATTAGAATTTCTGGTCTAGAAGGACACTTAGCAGATCGTATAAATGAAAAGACTGTTGAGTTTACAGATAACGAAATAAATAAAATATACGAGATAATCGTAAAAGACCTAGAAAAGAAAGTAAAATAATGAATATTTTGGCAATTAATCCAGGGCATAATGGTTCTGCTGCTCTTTTGGTAAATGGTGAGTTAAAATTTTACATAGAAGAAGAAAGGCTTTCTAGGGCAAAGTACGATGGAAACCCTTACTTAGGAATACTTGAAGCTTTAAAATATGGCGTGGATTTTTTAGTTATTGGAGGCACTAATCCTGATTTTCCTAAACTACCTTGGACAGGTGAAGATCCTTATTCTGGTTTAGTTAGAAAATTTAATCCTAAAGTAAAAGTAATAAACGCAGCCAATGCCCATCATCTAGGTCACGCTGCAGGGGCTTTTTATAATTCAGGTTTTGAAGAAGCTGCTGCAGTAATTATTGATGGAGCAGGTACGTACCAAGAAGTTCAAGTCAACGACAGGTATTCTAATTGTGGCTTTGAAGCAGAGTCCATATTTAATTGTAGTTATGAGGATGGAGTAAAAAGAATATTTCAATCTTTTGGAGGAAACGATACACAAAGCCTCGTAAATGATGAAGTTTATATGGATAGTGCTATTACTCTTGTAAAAGCATACGAGGCTGTTTCTGATTATTTGGGATTTGGCTTTATTGAAGCTGGTAAAACTATGGGTTTAGCTCCTTATGGTAAGCAAGACCCAAGTATGCCAGCTTTATTTATAAATGGTCGAGGCAATAAAAATGTTTTTATTCCAAACTATCCTGCAGGAGCGTTTATTGATAAAAATCGTATTCCTTATTTAAACATTAATAACGAAATTTTTGGTGATGGCAAAGAAGTAACTGCTCAAGACACAAATTGGCACTCTGATCCTTTCTTTCTTAAAGACCCCATGAAAAATTTAGCGTGGGCAGTTCAAGAAGAAACGCAAACTCTTGCTGGAGATTTAATTGAAAAGGCTGTGGACAGGACAGGAAAGAAAAATGTAGTGATTGCTGGAGGATATGGTCTAAATTGTGTAGCTAATTATTACTACAAAAAAAGATTTCCTGATCTTAATATCTATGTAGATCCTGTTTCTCATGATGGCGGCACTGCTATTGGCCTAGCTAAATTAGTTTACTACTCAGAAACTAAAGAAAAAACAAAACGTCCTCTTACCTCTTTATACTTAGGTTTAGATCGTAACATTCAGTCCCATATGGATATAGAATTTGAAATAGAATTAAGTAAAAAGTATGAAGTTAAAAACGTAAAAACATCTGATGTAGCAAAATTAATTTATGACAAAAATATTGTAGCTATATTTCAAGGTCGCTCAGAAGCTGGGCCAAGGGCTTTAGGAAATCGCTCTATACTTTATGATCCTACTGATCCACAGGGCAAAGATGTTGTAAATAAAGTTAAAGGGCGAGAGTGGTTCAGACCTTTTGCTGGATCTATGTTGCAAGAACATTTTGAAGATTGGTTTGATACCTATGGTATGAAAGAATCTCCTTATATGATGTACGCAATGGATGTTAAGCTAGAAAAGCATGGTGAAATACCAGCAATTACACACGTTGATGGAACTTGCAGGATCCAGACTGTTACTAAAAAACAGAACGAACACTACTATAATTTAATTAAAGAGTTCTACAAACTTAGTAATGTTCCAATACTATTTAACACAAGCCTCAATTTAGCTGGTCAGCCTTTAGTTGAAACTCTTAAAGACACAATTAAAACAATGGAAGAGTCAGATTTAGAATACCTATATTTACCAGAATTAGGCAAGTTAGTTAAGGTAGTCTCTCAGCAAATTGAAGAAGATCCTGAAAAATCTTAGTCTTTTTTCTAAGTTTGCTTTTAGAAAACTTTTGAAGATCCTTTTCAGAATTTACACCATGACCAGTTTTTACTAGAACAGGGGTAGCGCCAATGCGTTCAGCAGCTTTAAGATCAGTAATTTTATCGCCTACATAAAAACCTTTATCTTTAAATCTAATTTTATTATTAAATATCTCTTTTTCTGTTCTGTGAAACATACCTAAATTTGGTTTTGCGTAGTAATCTTCTTTTAAAGAACTCTCTGAGTAAAACAAGCCATCAATTGTAAAAATACCTGCATTTCCAAATATTTCAAACATTCTTTGATGGACTGCTTCAACGTCTTCATGAGTTTGTAATCCTTTTGTAATACCACCTTGATTAGTAAGAATTACAACTTTGTATCCTTTTAAACGAATTAGTCTTATTGCTAGTAGTGATTTAGGAAAAGGCTCAAAATCACCTGGGTCAGTTATGTAACCTTTGTCTACGTTAATAACGCCATCACGATCTAATCCTACTATTGATTTAGGAAAATTAGTAGGCCAATCACTAGGAATATGCTGTTGAGGTTGATTTGGTTTTTCATTAACTATGTGTTTAAATCTAGACATGTGCGAAATTTATCATGAAAAAGGTGTTTGTCAATGGAGCGTTCGATGTCCTTCACGAGGGACACTTGGACTTACTTGATTTTGCTAGTTTACTTGGAGGGCATCTGCGTGTCGCGCTTGACACAGATAGGCGTGTTGAGTATAACAAGGGGAAAGGAAGACCTTTTAATCTCTTGTCAACTAGAAAATATTTAATGTCTATGTTAAAGCCAGTTGACAGTGTAGTAACTTTTGACACTGATGAAGATTTAACCAATTTAATTAGAAATTATAGCCCTGATGTAATGGTTAAAGGATCTGATTGGAAAGGTAGTAAGATTATTGGGGAGGAATACTGTAAGAAAATTGTATTCTACGAAAGAACCAATGGCAAATCAACAACGCAAAAAATACAAGATTTTATTGATAGGCGATAGTTGCTATGATGAATATCATTCTGGCAGCGTCAATAGAATAAGTCCAGAAGCGCCAGTACCTATCTTTGATACAAAGTCATCTGTTGTAAAGATGGGAATGGCTTATAACGTTTACAATAATTTAGTTAATTTAGGTTTGTCAGTTGATATCGTAACAGAGTTTAGAGAACGAAAGCACAGGTATATAGACACAAAGTCTGGACAGCAATTACTTCGAGTTGATGAAAAGATAAAAACAGAATATT